CGGTTGCAGTACGTCGAGGACATCGCGGAAGAGCTGGACTTTGCGGCATCGCTGCCGGTAGGCAAGTCGCTTGACATCGGGTGCGGGCTCGGATGGTTTTCGCGGTCGATTCCGGCAGGTTGGAACCGATATGGGACCGAGCTATGCCAGTATGCCGCTATTAAGTGCTCCGAAGCCGGAATCACGATGCTGCCGGCGGACCTGCGAAGCATGCCGACTGCGGCGTTTGATCTGGTGATTATGCACCACGTCATTGAGCACATGCGAGATCCATGCGGAGCCATGTCGCTCATAGGGCAGTCGGCAAAGATGGGTGCGTGGCTGATACTGGGGACGCCTGACTTTTTCAGCCCGTGCGCCCAGCGGTTCGGCGAAAACTACCGGCTGCTGCATGATGAAACTCACGTCAGCCTGTTTAGCCTGGAAAGCATGACGCGATTGCTGACGGACTACGGGTGGACAGTGAAGGCTATCCGGTTCCCGTTCCCGGAGCGATACGCGACGGCGGAGACAATGGAGCGATGGCGGGATACGTCGAAGGTCAGTCCGCCGTGGCCGGGGAACTTTATGACCTTCTATGCACAGCGGGGAGGCTGAGCGATGAAACTTTCCAACGGACGCGAAATCGGACCAGGGCATCCGACGTACGTGATTGCCGAAATTGGCATCAACCATAACGGCGACCTGGAGCTGTGCGGCGAACTCATCGCAGCAGCCAAGGACGCCGGGGCCGATGCGGTGAAGTTCCAAAAGCGGACGGTTGATATTGTCTACACGCCGGAAGAACTGGCGGCACCGAGGCAATCACCCTTCGGCGAAACCAACGGCGACTTGAAGCGCGGGCTTGAGTTCGGACGCGATGGATACGACTTCATCGACCGAACTTGCAAGCAAGTCGGCATTGACTGGTCGGCGTCGTGCTGGGACGTGCCGAGCCTGGAGTTTATCGAGGGGTATAATCCGCCGTGGCATAAGGTGGCGGGGCCGAGGGTCGGGCATCGCGGGCTACTTCATCGAATTGCGAAATACAAGCGACCGGTGTTTATTTCATGCGGAATGAGCACGCGAGATGAGTTACTGGAAGCATGTAGTGTGATTATCGACATTGGATGCAACGCAATACCGATGCACTGCGTCAGCAGCTATCCGACGCTTCCGCAAGACACAAACCTAAGATTCATTGCCGATTACTGCGGGCATATTGGCTACTCAGGCCACGAACTCGGAACGGCAATCAGCATTGCGGCGGTCGCCCTCGGTGCGTGTGTGATCGAGCGACACTTCACCATCGACCGCAACCTGTGGGGAAGCGACCACAAAGTTAGCCTGGAATCAACCGAGTTCGCGGAAATGGTCAAGGGCATCCGCGAAGTGGAAGCAGCGTTATCGGGGACTGGTTCGCGGCGGTCGGGGATTTACGACTGCGAGCGGGGAGCACGTGAAAAACTTTGGAGAACAACGGATGGCGGGGAGAAAGATTGCGATTCTGGGCAAGGCACCGGACAGCCTTGCGGGAGCACCGCTGGATGATGAGTCCTGGGAAATCTGGACGATTAACGATTCGGTGTATCGGGGGCAAGTGACGCGGTGGAATCGCCACTTCGAGCTGCACCCAATCGACTGGACGAAAGAGGCCGGCTATGACAAATACTTCGAGTGGCTTTGCGAGACGCATGATAAGCCTATCGTGCTCCGCGAACTCGTTTCGGAAGTCGTTAGCGGCATCGCATATCCTCGTTCAGAGGTTATTGCACACTTTGCGGGACCAGGGGCGGACTACTTCACGAACACCATATCCTGGATGCTGGCACTCGCCATCTGGGAGCTGGATGTTGAAGGCGACAAGGAAGGCGAAATCGGTCTCTGGGGAGTCAATATGGCGCAGCATGGCATCGGCGGGAAGTCGGAGTATGCCAAGCAGCGGCCGTCGTGTGAGTTCTGGGCTGGTATGGCGCGTGGCCGTGGGTACAAGTTCCACCTGCCAGACGCTTCGGACTTGCTCAAGACGGGCGTCCTGTACGGGTTCGACCAAGGCGGGATGCTCTGGACGAAAATGAGGGAACGCGACAAGGAACTGCAAGGGCGGATTGATACGGCGGCACAAATGAAGGACCGATGCGCCCAAGAGGAATTGTTTCTTCGCGGTGCCCTGGAATGCAACCACTACTGGAAGCAGTGGATTAACGACACGAAAGGGTATGCGACATGATGGTGCGAATGGTTACGACCTGCGCTGGTCCCGATGGGGTCTACTGTGCTGGTCAGGTCTACGACATGCCGCGAAAACTTGCCGAGCAACTGCTGCTTGGCGGGGCTGCTGGTGACGTTCCAGCCGCAGAGGAAATCGAGCCGTCGCAACTAAACCAACGCGAGGCTGCGGCAATGAGCGGCGGACAGCAGGCAACCTTGCTCCGAGGGACGAAACGTGCTCGGCAATAGCCACTACCTCGACCAACTGCGGAAGTACGCATTGACGCCATCCACGGCGAGCAGGACGCTCGCTGTCGATGTCGGCAAGGTGCATCGTCGCGCCAGGCTTGCGAGCCATGAGGATGACGACATTCTGCGGGACATGATCGAGGAAGCGACGGACGAACTGGAGACGGAAATCGGACGTGCGCTTATCACGCGAACCTACACGCTCAAGCTGGATAGGTTCCCGTATGGCACGGACACGATCAAGTTGCCAGTCGCGCCCGTGCGTGCAATTACCAGTATCGCGTACATCAACAGCAGCGGCACAACGGTAACGTGGTCGTCGTCGCTATATCAGGTAGATGCAAGCCAAGAGCCAGGGCGAATCTACCCAGCCTACAATCAGGACTGGCCGGATATTCGCAGTTGCTCTGACGACCTGAACAGCGTGACGATTACCTTCACGGCGGGCTATGGTTCGTGCCCTGACGACATCCCGCCGATGGCACGCAAGGCGATAACGTCCAAGGTGGTGTCTGATTACACTGGGTGCGAAGAGGATACGCGAAACCAAGTGAACGCTTGGCGAAACGCGGTGAACCTGCTGAAGTGGGGCGAGTGATGGCCGACTGCTGCCGAGTACCGCCGAAGATGCTACGCCACATCGGACGCCTACAGTCCGATGCAGGTGCCGGCACGTTCGACACGCTCGGACAGGAAACGAACAACTGGACGAACGAAGCAACGATTCATTGCATGGTCAAGCCGCTCAGCGGGCAAGAGCTGGAAATCGCACGGCAGCTATACGCACAAGCGGCGTATGAGGTGGTGTGTCGCTATCGGGCTGGCATTACAACGCGGCATCGGTGGAACTTCAGCGGGCGAATCCTAAACATCGGCTACGTTGACGACTTCGATACCCGATCCGATGTGCGAATGCTGTGCAAGGAGGACGCTCCAACGGCGTGAATTATGGCAAGTCGCATTAATGACAAGCTGCGAATCGAGATCGAAGGTGCCGCAGAGGTTGCCGCGAATCTCAATGCGTTTAAGGCTGGCAAGGCCAGGAAGATGATGCGTTCCGGCATGACAAAGGCTCTGCGACGATTGCTGAAGAAGGTGAAGGCCGCCGCACCGCACGATAGCTATGCACTATACAAGTCACTCATTTCCGAGACGCGAACCGAGAAAAAAGACAAGATAATCATCGGCGTGGTCGGCGTTGCCAAGCAAGGCTCGTACACCTATACGACCCACGACGGCAAGCAGAAGCATCCGAACATTTATGGTTACGCGGTGGAACGCGGAACCGTGGAGCGATACACGAAGAAGGGAAAGCGGCTCGGTCGCGTAAGGGCAGCGGCGTTCATGCAGAACACGCTGGACGGATTCCGAGGTGAGTTTGACGCGATTTATCAGCAAGCGGTCAGTGAGGCGATCGCACGGGAGTTCGCAAAGACCAAATGAGCCTGCCATCCGATATTCGCACTTTCGTTACAGCATCAACGAGCATATCCGCCGTGGTCGGAACGCGGATGCACTACAACCAACTGCCGCAGCCGTCGATATACCCGCACCTATGGTTCCAGCGTCAGGCACGCGAGGAAGAGCTTGACATGGGCGGAGTCGGCGGGCTTGCGTTGAGCCGATTCGATATTGAGATTAACAGTACGTCGCCATCGGTCGCCATTAGCTTGGCAGACAAGGTGCGCGGACGTTTGCACGGATACCGGGGAGCGATGGGGGCAACCACTGTTCAGATGGCAATGGTAGCTGACCAGGACGATGACTACTTTGTGAAGTCGAATGATGCGGACAGCGGCATTCATACGGCGGCAATTTCCCTGGAGCTGTGGCACGAGGTCTAAATCATGGCAAAGAATATCGGGTTCGGTTCGCTGTTCGGCACTTCGACAGGTGCCATCGGGCAGGTCGTTTCGATGTCGTTTTCCGGCATGGAGTCGGCGGACGTGGAGACGACCGCTTTGGATTCCACGACGAACTATCGGCAGTACAAGCCGGGACTGCAAGAGCCGGGCGAGCTGTCGGTGCAGGTTCAGTACGACAAGATTCTGGCGAGCCACAAAGCATTGACGGCACACTTCAACAGCCAAACCGTACTGGAAGGGTTCTATGTCGGCTTCAACGGCTCGACGACGGACACCGACACGTTCGGCGGATACGTCAAGTCGCTCAGCCGAGAGGTTCCGCTGGGCGAACTTCTGACAGCGACGTTTACCATCAAGCTGTCGGCCGCACCTGGCTTGACGGTCTCTTAATCGCAACACGGGGAGCACATGGACGAAGGATTAAAAAGGGCGCTGGCGGGCGAGTATGAGGAGCGAGACTTTCATGGTGCGAAGGTGCGAATCAAGCATCTATCGGCAAATGCGAGGCTCGACATGGTGGAGAGGTATAGCAGCGAAATCGACGGCGAGAAGGCGGTTGGGTTCTACCTTGAAATCATCACTCGCACGGTGGAAGGCGTCACGGAAGGCGATGCGGCGACGTTGCGAGAGGCATCGTGGCCACGATTCGAGGAGCTGGCGCAGTTGGCGTTGAGCGTCAACAAGATGGGCGGGCGGGACGTTGAGGGCCTGGCGGGAAACTAACGACACAACCGGAGAGAATGAACGCTTTCCGGTTGTGTAAAATGCTAGGACTTCCGCATCCCGACTTGCTGCCGATGAGTTCCGCGCAACTTGCGGAGTGGTGGGCGTTTTTTATTGCCGAGGAAATAGGGCCAGCGATGGCACCGCAGACACCAGACGAACAACGGGCGATTCTTAAAGCAGCCCTGGGGCGTAAGTAGTGGCCGGCAAGACTTCAATCAATATCGCGATCACGGCGACAACCAGCGGACTTCGCGCTGGGTTGCAGAGTGCATCGGTACAGGTTAAGTCGTTCGGCACTTCGCTCACGACGGCAGGGGTTGCGCTCGGCAACCTTGCTTCCGCTGGCATCCAAGAGGCAATCCAAGGGCTGCGGCAACTCGGCGATGTTATTGCCGATAGCGTCAAGCTGGCCAGCGACTTCGCGGAACAGTCCAGCAAGTTTGACGTAGTATTCAAGGACAACGCCGATGCGGTACGGGCATGGGCTGCTGAGTATGCGGCATCGCTAGGCTATGCAAAACAGGAGTTTGTCCCGTTTCTGGCGTCGGTTCAGGATACGCTTGTTCCGCTCGGCTTCGGCGGTGATGCGGCGAGCGAGTTCTCTAAGAAAATCGTAATGTTGGCGACGGACCTTGCCAGCTTCAACAATATGGACGTTGGAGATGTCGTCCAAAAGCTAACGTCGTCGCTTGTCGGCAATACGGAGAACCTGCGGCAGTTCGGCGTAGTCGCGCAGGAATCGCAGATTAAAGCCGAACTGCTTAGCATGGGGATCGACCCCAAGAACGCCACTGCTATGCAGAAGGCGTTGGCGATTCTCAATATCACGCTGGAAGGAACTGCGGACGCGCAAGGCGACGCGACGCGAACATCCGGCAGCTTTGCCAATCAGATGAAGGCGTTTCAATCGCAGGTCAACGGTCTGAAAATCTCACTAGGGGAGCAACTTCTGCCGCAACTAACGGCCATCATGCCGGAGGTTATATCGCTGGTTCAGGAACTTGCTGCGGGGTTTAAGGTGTTCGCAGCCGAAATGCTTCCGTCATTCGGTGACGCGACAACCAACGCAAAGATATTTGCCGAAGGTGTACGAGCAATAGTGCCGGAAATCGTATCAGGACTAACACTGATTATCGGGCAGGCGAAAGTGCTTGCGGCACCGTTCATCTTCCAGGCGAAATTAGCTGTTGACGCACTTACGTTGATAGCAAAAGCCATCGACGCGATGACCGGCTCAAACATGAGCGCGGGCCTTGAGCGGTTCTCGGAGGATCTTGCCCAGTTGTCGAGCGATGCCCTGTCGAGTGGAATGCAAAACATCAACGACGCCTTGAGCGGCAAGACAGCGGCAGGAGTTCGCGAAGCGATGCAGAAGGCACGCCAAGAGGCACTCGACGCGCTGAAGAAAGAAGTCAGCGTAGACCTACCTCCGCTGGAGGTCGATCTGTCGATGGACATTTCTCCGGCTAGTGAGGCAGGAAAGAACGCACTAAAGCAGATCGTTGATGCTCAAAAGGAATGGCAATCGGTAGGCGAGCGGCTTCGTAAGAGCGTGCAGACGCCGCAAGAGGCGCTGCAGGCACAGGTGGCAGAAGCGACCGAGGCATTTCGTCGCGGTGCTATCAACGGCACGACGTACGCCCGCGTGCTAGGCGACCTGAAAATGGGATTCCTCGACGCGGCAGAGGCAAGCCGGCTCATGGGTGGCTCTGTCGGTGCTGCAACGAAGGGTTCTGCTGAAGGGTTCTCGGCATTGCAAGAGGGAATCCATCAGTCGCTGGCGTTGCGAGACAGGAAGTTCAACGCGGGCGGTGCGGACG